ACTCATTCTTAGATAATCTAGCAGGGACATCATCTGCTTTTTCCATACGTCCAATGGGCACAAATCCACCCTCTTCTCTATAATCTTTTTCCATGCCACCCATATCTAGTAAAGGCATTACCTTTTTAGCTACAGGTTCTTTAGAACCTTTTTGATAACCTATTCTACCACCTTCAGCAGCCATAGCTGTGTCATAGAAATCAAAGTCACTACCACCAAATCTAGGTGCAAAGTAGTCAAAAGGTTTTCTTCTAATCGCGGCAAAATCTATTTTAGGTCCTCTATCTAATTCTCCTGTTTCCTCTTCTTGTTTTTTAGTCATTAAACCAGCTAATCCTGATGCACCAACTATTGTTAAGAATGGATTGTCTTTTGCAAATTGTAAAACTTTACTATCTCCTATGTTTCTTACGCTATCTGCTAGTGAACTAAATAAACTTGTTTTTTCAGGTCTAAATACTTGTTCAATACCTTGAGGATTTAGAGCCTCTTTTGTAAATGTTGAGAATTTACTAGGATCTGATATTGGTGTAAGAGCTACTTCATCAACTATATTTCCTGTTGCTCCTGATCTGTAAGCTTGATCTATAAAAGATCCTCTACCTTTATCAATGTTTATTCCTGGCTGAGCTTTTCCTGGAATATTACCTGGAAACATTTTTGCTGTTCCTCCAGCTAATGCAGCCGATACTGCAATGTCTTTTAAATCTAAACCTTCACCTGATGCAAGTTGTGTAATACCTGTTGTTGCACCAGATATTAAAGCTGCTTTCTGAGCTGCCGATAAACCACTTAAAAAACCTGCATTAGCCATAGCTGGTCCTAATGCGTATGGTGCTGCAACTGCTAACAGTAATCTACCTGTTGGACTCTTTGCAACTTTCTTAACTGCTCTAGTTGCTTTTTTTACAACTTTTTTAATTGGTCTTGTAATTTTTCTAACAATACTTCCTAAACCATAAGCTTGTCTTGCTTCATCTGTATCTTCTAAGAAGCCGCCGTCTGCCATAAATCTATATGCTATTCTATTTAAATCTAAACCTTGAGATTGCATTGCTCCGGGATTCATGATTCCTCCACCCATAGCTCTATTATATTCTTCTTCACTCCTGTAACCAAGTTGCATCCATAATGGCATTTGATCACGACCTGCTCCATCTCTTGTTGGTGGATTAAATCCTCTTGTTGGCCCAGCAAAAAGATTAAATCTACCTTCGCCAGTTAAACCAAATTTTGGTCTATTAATAAGTCTCTCTATGTTTCTAATTCTCTGTCTTCGATTTTGTTCATCGGTTGATTTATCAACTGGGCCTGTAGGTCCTCTAGTTGATATACCTAATTCTTGAGGTCCAGTTGGACCAAATCCTCCAGTTCCGCTAGGTCCCGGTCCTGTTGGATCTCGTCCACCACCATAAGCATCATCACCACGATATCCTTGTCTAGCACCACCAAACCCTGGTTTAACTAGCATACCGCCGTCTTGTAACATCTGTTTTGCTTGTTGTGATCTTGTTATGGCCATTTGTCTATTCTATTTTGTTTCTCCAAATAAATCAAGACTAGGCATCACGACAGTAACGTCTCTTCTTATATCAGATTCTGGTATACCTTTAGATTTCCACTCTTGATCGCTTATATATTTTTCCCCTGTTTTAACGTTAGATATCTCCTCTATTATTTTCTCTGGTACTATTTCCTTCATTATGTAACCTCTCTTGGCTGTATTTCTAATATTGAAGCTATGACGTGCAGCTCATTCGCGTCACTAGCTTGTACTTTTAAAGCTTCACTCTCTTCCACTACAAGAGGGTGAGTTAAGAGTTCTGTTGTGGTGATTGTTGCTATGGTCTTTGTTTTAAATAAACTAAATATATTACCACTAGCATCTACTAAAGTAACATCTATATTACAACCAGATCCTGCATCATTACAAACTAATATAGATTTTACAACAGATGTTTTTGCTGTAGGCACTGTGTATAGTGTTGTAAGGTCAGTTGTAGTTAAATCTACTTTTTTGTTAATAAAATTATTAGCCATTAATTTAAAAAGAAGTTAAACGCTTCTAATTCCTCTTTTAATTCTTGTTGATACGTTGTATTTAATTTTTGAATTACACCATCTAAATCTCGCACTTGAGCTTCAGCTACGGTATAATCATATTCTACACTAGGTCTTGTTAATACTTGTACTATCTTTGCCATTATCTACGTCCATCCGGTTGTATGTCTAATCTAAACGTGCCTAACTTCCAAGATTGACTAGCTCCTGTGTTTGCAACTTTTAGTGATATTGCTCTTGCTCTAGCACGCGTATCTACTTTTTGAGTTGATGTTGTTACAGTAAAAGGACCTAAAGCAGAACTAGCTTTTGTGTCATTAGGAAAATTTCTTAATTCTAAAGTAACCTGTGCATTACCTGTTTGAGATATAAAGTCAGGTATAAATCTTCTTATCTTCATTAAGAACTCACCATCACCTCTAAGATCAGGTGTTCCTGTTGTAGCTCCTCTAGCTATTCTTTGAGTAATGTCAAAGTCACCAGAAGATATATTTGAAGTTATAGCTGTTATTGTTCCATTTCTATTTTGATCTGTTCCTATTTCGTGTTCATAATATGATGTTCTACCTTCAGTGTTTCCAACGACGTCATGAGATGAATCATTTGATGCATCATATTCTAAAGCATGTGGTCTTGGAAAAACTGCTGAGTCTTGCCACATAGTTCTAGAAAGAGATCCTATAGTCCATACAGGTCTTCTTGGTGACGAATCAAAATAATTATATGAGACCATTCTATTAACAACAGTAGATGTAGCTTGTGGATAAAACCACATGACTTCACCAAACAAATTATTTAATCCTGCTGAAATCATTTGATTACCTGATTCCATATTTATGTCATCAAATACAAAGTCTTCTACCAAACAAGGTAGTGATTCTAATTTACCAGCATATCTAAAGAAACCATTCTCTGACATCCAATACGCAGCACCATCAACTTCTACACATGCATTCTGACCTGCTAATCCACAGTTAGTTCCTACTTGTGAAAAGGCAAACGTAAAAGGTGAACCAACAAAACGTTGTGTAAATAATGCTGTATCAGTCCAAACATAGATTGCATCACGACCTCTAATCGCCCCTCTAATTTCTGATCCATCAGCTAGTCTCTGTGTACCAGCTGTGTTGGTTGCTGTAGGTGTATATGTGTTTATATCTTCTTGATCTGAAAATCTTACAAACATATTATCTTGTGTAGTCGGATCACCTATTGTTGTTTCTGTTCCATAAAAAACTAAGTGTCTATCAGGAGTTGATACCACCATATGTCTAGATGCTGTAGGTGCTCCAGTTATAATTACCGCCCTGTTATCTGTTGCGTTTGATGTGCCAGAGTTCCATTCAAATACAGCGCTGTCATGTATTAGACATATTGCTTTATCACCAAAGTTATCTAATGACCACATACCGGGTTCTAATACTAAGTCACCAGATGCAGCTTCACCCCATGCTACGAAGTCAGATGTATTAGTAACCGTTGCTCCATCGCTGTGAGATGCAGCGGTTGTGTTTCTAACACCTCTAGTCACACCTGATAGTGTGTTTGATGAAATACCTGTATAAGATATTTCTTCAGTTCCTATTTTAATAAAATTAGTTCCTGTGCTAGGAAACTGAGATGCATCTGTTAATACAATAGTTGTTGTTGAAGAATTAATAGCACCATTCAAAGTTGTTGTGACTGGGTTAGATGCTTGTCCACCGTATGATCCAAGACCCCAACCGAAGCCTTTTTCTTGAACAGCAGATCCAACTGGAAAATAATGTTGTACTCTAATACCACCAGATGTTGTTGCACCAGATCCTGTTTCATTTGAAGGCATAGTTATAGTTATGGTTGTGTTTGATGGCACAGATGTCACCATAAATTTTTTATCATCAAAATCAGAGGCACTAAAATTAGATCCTGTAATTGTTGTAAAATTATCTAAAAGAATAATATCTTGTGGATTTATATTGTGACCACCTGAAAAAGTTATTGTAACAGTTGGTGATCCGTTAGTCGTGCTGAATGCACTTGTAAGCGTTGTTGTAGTTTTAATCGGGTGTATGTCATAAAATACACCTCCAGAAAAAGCATATAAAATTCTATTTGTGCCTATAATCGCATATCTTCTACCTGAGCTATTAACAAAATGGTGAAGACCACGTCCAGCTCCTGTAAGCTCGTTCTCGTTTATAGTGCCTAATTGATTCCAACCACCTATTTTTTCAGGAGAACCATATCTAAATCTAACATTATCGCAGTCAACCCACTGGCCTTCTGCTGTGGTTTCCGAAATTTGTTTGTTAATACCTGGTTGAAAACCTATTTTTTGTAACATAAATAGCCCTTAATATATTCTCATATTTTGAGTATTGGCAGTTTACACGAGATTTTTTAGATTTTAAACCCTTAAATTTCCAGGTAGTCCTAAGTGAGGTCTGCCATCATAAAGTCTATCTTTATATTTGGCATCTGCATAATGTAAAAATACTTGGCCACAATGTTGTCCTTGAAAAGGTTCACGCCAATGTTCTAATTCACAACCCATGTAAAATAAGGCATCACCAGGTTCAAGATCTACTTTAATACCTTTTGCATTACTTTCTATGGTAATATCTTTACCATCAGGTACCCCAACATTTTCAGTAGGACTTAAATAAATAGGCCAATCATCTCCTCCTAAATTTAAAGTAACAGAGGACTCACACGAGGGTCTATCTTTGTGTCTTTTTAATTCATCACCTTTTTTATACATTCTACAATACGAATAAGTTTCAACTAAATCCTTACCCATAATCTTTTCTACCTTTCCTTTACATAGAAATAATAAATTATCCATAGCTACATCTCCATAGTTTGCGTATGTATATGGTATTTGATGGTCATCGTAGGTTCCAAAATATTCCGAAAAAGGTGGTATTTGCTTTCTTTCAATTAAAGTATGATGAACGTTTCTTTTTAAAAATAAATAACTAAATAGAAAAAAAGCTAATTCTTTGCTTATAAAATTTTTAACAATTTTATATTTATTTTTTTTAAAATCTGTATCTATTATATTATTCTCCATAAACATTACCTGATATTGTTATTCTATATTTATCACTTGTATAAAAGGGATAAACAATATGATTTAAAGACGCTGGAAAAAAGAATATTTTTTTTTGATCAGATTTACATATATGCATATCATAAGTGCATAATCTACCGAATGAACTAGTAAATACAAATTGTAATTTAGATGTAACATTACCATTAGCCTCATACATATTCATTTCATCATTTAATTCAAAAGGTATTTGCATGACTATTACAAAACTAAATAAACCACTATGAACGTGTATAGGATTAAATTCATATTTTTTTTGAAAATTAACCCAAAGATCTTTTAAAACAAAATTATCCCCTTTGTAATTTTGTTTATCATGTGGATGTAATTTATTAGCTAAGCTGCTCGATAATTTTTTAATGTATGGCTGCAACAATTTTATATTGTTTTTTAAAGTATACTCGTGCTTTATGTGTCCAGCTAAATCTTTATTTTTTAATTCTTTTGTTTTATTAAATACTTCCTTAGATTCTCTAAACAACGAATCGTATAATTCATTAGGAATAATATCTATAAGTATGGGTTCTGATGGAAGATATTCAAATTGCATTATCTAAAAGGTTTTCCGAGATACCATGCTACTAAACTATATCTCTCTCCTGAAATAACCGGAAAAACTTTATGCCATATACCAGATGGAAACACAACAATACTACCTTGAGTGTTCTGTGTTATTTCTAAGATATTACATCCAACAGGATTATCTCTAGTATCTATTTTTAATTGACCACCAACATATTTAGACGGGTCTGATAAAAACACGATAGCAGATAACTTCCTAATTTTTCCATGAACATTTGGTTCATTAGGTCTATCATATGTTTTAAAATCATTATCGCAATGCCAGTTATAAAATTGATTTAATTTATATTTTGTAAATTGCACTGGCTCTACATAATCATAATCATAATTCCAATTAGCTTTTTTATTTGCATCTCGTACATATGGATTTAATATATCATATAACCACTGTTCAGAAATCCATGAAACATTAGAATCTCTTTGTTCTGTTTTTAATTTTTTTAATTGTTCTTCAGTGAGATCTGTATTTTTGCCCTCTGGGGTAAATCTCATTGGATGAGACTCAGCAAACGCTCCTGTCCTTGCTGTTTCCTCCTGTAAAGAATTACCATATTTAATTATTTTATTACACATCTCTGGACTAATTACACTTGGAAAATAATAGTACCAATTATTTATAACTGTTCTCATACTCTACCTGAAGGAACAGTATAAAAAAAATGTGAAATACTGTATCGTCCTTTAAATTTTTCTTTAGTTTTCATTTTTATTTTTTCAACTTGATGAATATAGTAAGATGGAAAAAAAACTAATCTATTGTTTTTTACTTCAACTATTTCGTTATTAAAATCATTTAATATTAAATCACCTCCCTCAAATTGTCTAGGTTCTTTATATAACCATATAAGAGCTGTAAATTGAAACACATCAAAATGAGGTTTAAAACTATCTCCCTCTTCATAGTAAGATACAAAAGAAGTATCACTATTTGTTTCAGGAAATTGTCTACCCATTTTTATTGTTTTAATTTCATTGTGCATATTTTTATCTACAAATTTACTTATTAATTTAAGAATAGGTGAAATATATCTTTTATCTTGTTTATAATAACTATCTAAATATATTCTATAACAATTAGCTTGAGGTTCACCTTTTTCATCTAAACCAGTCACAGATAAATTTTTAGATGCTCTTTCTAAATTTTGTGTTTCTGAATAAAAATCTAATTCTTTCCAAACTGCTTTTAATTCATTTTCATTATACCAATTATCTATAACTAAAATATTTTTTTCTATCTTTTTATTTCCTAGTATCTTCATACACTTTCTATAGCTTGTTTATATTCTGGAAAATATATAAAGTCAATCTTAGACTCTAAAATCATATCAAAACAATTTTCAATACTTTCAATTAAAGGTTTTCCAGCTTGGTTTAGTGATGTGTTTAAAATAACAGGCACACCTGTAATTTTATAAAACTCATCTATGATTTCATAAAAATTTTTATTATGTTCTTTTTTTAAAGTTTGTATTCTACAAGTATTATCGATGTGACATATACCAGGTATTTTATTAATTTTATTTTTATTAACATCTACAACATAAGACATAAAAGGTGTTTCATCTTTACCTTCTAAATTAAACCAATCTTCAGTATGTTCAAACAAAACAGTGCCAGCGTAAGGTCTAAACCACTCTCGTTTTTTGACTAAATTAACTTTGTCTTTTGCATTTGCATTAATTGGATTAAATAATATGGATCTGTTTCCTAAAGCTCTTGGACCCATTTCTGATCTTCCTTGATAAATACCTACACATTTATTGTCTTTTAATAACTGAGCTACTTTTTTATTATCACAATCTATGATTTTAATTTTTTCTTCACTTAAAATGTTTGAATTTAAAAGTTTATTTTTATTATTATAAATTGGTCCTTGATATAAATTTGCGTATTTAATAGGTTTATTTTTATTTATTATATAATCTAAATGATGAGCAAGACCTATTGAAGTGCCACCATCATGACAAACTGGATCTACAAATATATTAGAGTTCATTTTTAAAAATTCATAATTAGCCACAGAGTTTTGAAAAAAACCACCACTTAAACAAATATTGTTTCCATAATCTTTCATTATTAAATCTATATATTTTTTAACAATCTCAGTAGATTCTTTTTGTATTCGATAACAAAAATCTTCATCAGGAACTCTAATTCTTCTAATAATAAAATCATTAAAATTAATATTTACTTTACAAAATAAATCAGATTTATCGTAAATATTAGTTACTTCTTTATTATCTTTACCATAAGAACTTAATCCCATTATTGAACCTTCTTCTTTTAAATTTAATACATGTTTGTATGTTTGAAATATACCAGCAGGACTCATGCAATTATAACTGTGGTATTTACCCATAGAAAAATTTTTACCAAAACGATTTATGCAAAGTTTATAAATTAGTTCGGGTTCTTTATCGTAAGATAATTTATATATTGAAATTAATTCTTGACCTAATGAAACACCATCTAATGTGTAAGAAGTACCACCATTATCTATAATTAAACACACAGCCTCTTTAAAACCTGAATTATAAAAAGAACTGTAGCAATGTGTTAGATGATGCCTGTCATATGGTATCAACTTATCATAAGTTATATTTTCTTTTGTCAAATCATATTTAAGTTTATTTGTAAGATAAGTTAATTTTTCATCAGTTAAATCATAAGAAGTATAACCAATTATTGGAAAGTGACTTCCATTTAAATTACTGCAAAGTAAATTTATTTCAGAATCTTTTTTCTTTTTTGATATTCTTTCTTGTTCTAAAGAAAAAAGTAAATGACCTTTTTCTACTATAGAGAAAGAAGCGTTATGACTAAGATTAATACCTAATACTTTCATTATCCTTTATAAAGGATAATATATTACAAAATATGATTATTACAATAGGTTTCTTATGAAGGCCAGTCGTTAGTTCTTCTAAAAGTATAAACAGTTTGCATATCCCAAACTCCCGGACCTGATGCCGTAGATTGTTCGTGAATTAATACAACTCCTGATCCACCTGATCCACCAGGTAAAGGTGGCTGTCTTCCGCCGCCTCCGCCGCCTCCAGTATTAGCTGTTGCAGACCCTCCTCCAGACGCAGCTCCGCCGCCTCCTCCGGATGCAGCTGGTCTAGCGTTACCTTGGCCGCCTCCGCCGCCTCCTGAAAAAGCTCCTGAAGCACCAAAAGGTGCAAATGCTGGATCAGCTGCGGGACCAGCAGTACCGCCAAAATTTTTTGAACTTCCGCCAACGCCTGGGCCTCCATCAGATCCGGATCCGCCAGCTCCACCGCCACCAGCTCCACATTGTGTATTAGATTGCGGTCCTGTTTTACTTCCACCTGAATTTCCAAAACCAAAAGGTTGAATAGGTGATGGCATACTAGGTACTTGAGTTGAAGTTCCACCGCTAATTGTTCCTGCGTGTCCTGCTCCACCTCCAGAGCCTCCACCTGAACCCCCACCTTGAGTTCCTCCAGCTCCGCCACCTTTGGCTACTAATTCTAAATCTCCTCCTGCTCCATCATTAAATTCTGAATCACTTCCATTACCGGAAGCTCCACCGCCAGATCCAACAACAACTGCTACATCTGAACCAGGCATTGGATAATTTGGATAGAAGATTGCTCCACCGCCGCCGCCACCGCCGCCGCCATTTTGGCCTCCGCCACCGCCGCCAGCAATAACTAAAACATTTCCTGTTGGTGCGATAGGAGTATAGGTCGTGCTTGATGTAATTTCTGTTGTTTGATCAGCGTCAACTGTAGGATTATTTTCTGGTCCTACAACGCTACCATTATTATCGTTTTGTCCTAAAACACTTGTCATATTATTTTTTTATCCATTCCATTGTTTCTTGATCCAAATAGTAAACTGGTCCTACCGTTGGATCATCAAATCTACCATATCCATCTTGACATTTCCAACCATTTTTTTGACCTGAACTATTCCATAAATCTTCATCCCAAAGAAGAGCCCACTCCTCTGGCGCTTCAAATGGCGCTTCAACAGTAGGTCTAGTTTCAGGAACAGCAAGAGGTGGCTCCCAAGTATAAGTTGTTGTATCTAATATATAGCTAGGATGACCCTCTGGTTTTGCGTTATGAAAAACATCTTCTGTTGGTAAATATACACCACCTATAGATGCAAGATTAGCTCTAAATGATTTATTATAGGAAGTTTGTTTCCAATATGTATCGTCACCAGTTTTTAATAAATTTTTAACAAAAGTTTCTGCTTGAGTTGAAAGTTCACCACCGTTGGCAGCTACATCTTCGTCGCTAATGACTACAACTCTTAAAACTTCGTTATCAGAAGATCTGATTTCTGCAAAATGAGCCATTTGATTAGACCCTTATTACGATAGTTCTTCGTAGTTTATCGTGATAGTTAAATCTGATGCTGCGCTCGCTCCTGCTTCAATGTTATCGCCTTCTTCTAAATAAAGACCTGTGTCTTTATCGACGACAACCAAAGTAGAATCTGCTGGTACTGCAATCGTAGATGCAATCATGATTGGTGATCCACCTGATTTTGTAATTGCAACTGAAGCGTCTGCTGAGTTAGTTCCATCAATGTTAGCCACTAAAATGTTATTAATTTTAAACACTTTACCAGATGATGAACCATTAGCTAGAATCTCAGTTGTCAATGTAGTACTTAAATCCGCTTGCACAGACTTAGCTGTTATAGTTGCTACGTTAACTAGATTTGGTGCTGCCATAGTTTACTCCTTATTAAGTTTGTTTTTAACCGAAAACTAATGCCATTGCAATAGCTTTTCCTGTCGTTGCTAAAGTAGATCCATTAGCTTGAACAGTTCCGGATCCTTTTGGTACCAAGTTTATGCTTATATTTGTATCACCACCAGTAGCTGAAATCGAAGGATTATTACCTGTTGCAGCGTTAGTAATATCAAATTGGTTTACAGCTGATGCTGTTGTTTGAAATATGATTTGTTCGTTTCCGTTTTCATCATTAATTCCATGTGCATCATCAATGATAATATTATTATCATTAGTATCTAAATCGCCACCTAATTGTGGTGATGTATCTTCTGAAATTTCTGTAAGACCTAAAGCTATTTCTACAATATTTGGATTAGTAACATCATCTGCTTTGGCAACTACTAATTTATCGCCTTTGTCTGTAGCAGAAAATGTAACCGTGCTTCCTGAACCAGATGCGTATTTAAACTGAACTGTGTGAGCACCTGATGTTGAGTTTCTTAAAAGATAAAAACTTTCTACGTCAGTAGGTATCGTTACTATTTGGTTTCCAGTAATAGTTCCTGTAAACTCAATTATTCTATGTTGAGCTGTACCTGTTGTATTACCATCTACAACAGTTAATGCAGTTGTTTGTGCTCCACCTGCTATTGATTGTGAATTAAAACCACCTGTTAATTGTGAAAGAAGGCTTAAATTTGTATTTGTTTTATCACCCCAAGTTCCTGCGTTTTCACCAGTTGCTTGAAGTTCTACTCCTAGTGCTGTAAATGTTGATGCCATAATTTTCTCCTATGCGACGTCACTATATGTTATATTTGTACCTGTTGCAACATCAGAATACGAAATATTTGAACCTGTGTCAACGTCTTGATATGCCTGTATTCCAAAGCCTGTTGATGTTCCAAACCCTGCTACAGAAACTGTTACTTCTTGTCCAGTTAAACCCATAACATCTTCTGGTGCGATAGATCCTACAGATATTGTCATTGACTGACTACCTAATCCCACAGTCATGTTATCTAAAGATATAGATCCTACAGTTGACGTTGTTGCTAAACCACTAATGTTTACAATTTGTGCATCACTAGTTTCTGCTGTGCCTAAAGAACTAGTAAATGATACACCACTTAATCCTACCACGTCAGCAGGTAAAATAGATCCTACTGAAAAAGATGATGATTGGCCAGACAATCCTATCGACATATTATCTGGAGCTATTGATCCAACAGAACTAGTTATAGATAAACCTTGAACTTGTTCTGGTATATCAAATTGAGGAGGAACTGCTGAAGTTATTTGTTGTCCTGATAGTCCTACTACATCTGCAGGGTTTAAAGTAAACATGCCCCAACCATTGTCACCATAAGATGCATTACCCCAACCATTAGCACCTAAATCTGATGTAATTGATTGACCACTTAACTCTACTGTTAAACCACTAAAGCCCCATGACTCAAAGTTCCAAGTATCTCTACCCCAACCTTGTTCATTAAAAGCAGTGAGTGATCCAACTGAAGATGTAATTACTTGACTTGCTAGTGTAACTACTGGATCAAAACTTTCTCCCCATGGTTCGTTGCCCCAAGCATCTCTACCCCAACCTTGTTGAGCGGATGCAACAATTTCTCCAACACTAAATGTTGCTGATACACCAGTAGGAGTGAATGCTAATCCAGTTTGACCCCAGTTTTCAACTCCCCAAGTATCTGATCCCCAACCTTGTTCAGGAAAAACATTAGGACTTCCTAGTGATAAACTTGTAGAGGAACCACTTGAAAAAATAGTAGTTACATTTTGTTGGCCATAGTTTCCTACGCCCCAGGTTGTTCCTGATAGGTTCCAAGTGTTTGCCATAAGGAGAACCTCCTTATGCTAATCTTATGATTGCGTTAGTTGCGTCTGCTGTCGGGAATTGAATTGTAAAAGTTCCAGAAGAAACTGTTTTGTCACCACCAAATGCAATCGCAGCAACTGCTTTATTTGATTTATCTGAATTATAAATTAATGCAGCGTTAGCTGTAAAAGATGCTGAAGTAAAACTTACATCATCAAAATCACAGACCGCAGTGGATGAATCTAAAGTTGGAGTTACACTAGTAAGGTTTGAACCACCAGATGTATAACCAGTTCCAGATATTTCATTAGTTGTTGCAAAAGCTGTAGTCCCTGCTCCTAAAGTTGCAGAGCTAGTGAATAAAGCTATTTTAAATTGATCACCAGTTGTAGCTGTGAAGTCATGAGTTCCAACTAAGACTTCTTGTTTGAAACTGTTGCATATTGCCGATGTATTTGCCATAATTTTTCTCCTACGGGTTTACTGATCTTACCGGTATTCGAACAGTGCCATCTGTGTAGTCATCTCTTCGTCTTCTACCGACTTGCTCGTTAGCAAACTTTTGTACCTCAGTTTTATACTTATTTTCATATAGTGTCAACATATCTATCGGACCTTTTAAAAATCCATATGCCTCTGATAGACAGCAATATAATAGACCATTTGGAAAGTTAAGACTAATATAATTAGTGTCATTGTTTTCTAGTAAAGCAGGCATAAAATTAAAATGCACTCTAAATTTATAGTTTTGATCAGGAGTAGGAGCTACAGCTATACGTCCTGAAGTGGTATCAGACTCCCCTGTTGCTCCTCCATACATAGCGTAATATTTAGGTTTACCCCTTTTTGCAGACTCAGTAGATGGTATGTATTCTTGTAAATATGTATAATCTTTTTTTTCTAAATAAGAATTATCCCCTGTGACAGCTGATGTAGAATCATAAACTTGTATACTTCTTATAAATAAACATCCCGCAGGCGCATTTATTTGTTCTTGACCTGCTATAAAATTACCTATTTGTTGCTTTCTATCAGCATCAATAGGAACATCTCTCATTATTCTATATTGTGCATTTAAAATAATATTTTCTAATACACTGTCTGATAAAACATTAGAATCTGTTTCTGTGTAACTTCTAATTTGTGTTTTTAAACCTGATGCACTTAATCCTGCCATTATATTATTCCTGCTACCTCTCTACAAATAGGACAACTTTTTTTGTATCTATTATGTGTCCCACACTTTACAGCTTTACCATTAACATCTTCATATATTGGAGTTTCTGGTTCAGCTGGATCTTCATATAATTGAAGATGTTCATCCTTTTCAGGACATGCACATTGTTTAATACCAAATAAATTACATATAAAATTTTTTATCTTTTTAATCATGCCGTTATCGTTACTGGACCTGCTGATGCAGAACCACCTCCTCCTGTCTCACTTATACTAGATGTTGTAGCCGTTGCAAAGGTATAATTATCTGCATCTATTTTAGTAATTGTATATCCCGTCGCTAAATTTATAGTCGCTGCAGCAACACCACCAACAACACTTGAATCTCTAAAACAAACAGTGTCGCCAGTTGATCTACCGTGATCTGGCTCATTCACAGATATTGTTGTAGATCCATTCGTTGTTGTAAATGGATTTAATGGTAAAAGTTTTGGAACAGCTGTTTCTGTTCTATCAGGTCTAACATTACGCAAAGATATAGAATCACCATTCATAGGTTTTGGTTCTAATTGTGGTTGTTTTGGTTCAAATTCAGATACATGTACGAAAGATCCATTCCATTCTCTAACCATTTCTTTGTATGGAAATTCCATACCAGATCTATCTGATATTGCTTTTGCGTATTTACCTGTTGCGTATTTTGCCATTATGCTCCTGGATAATATGCTTTAGGAGTAATGTGTGTGCTAGATGCAGAACCATCTTCTGCTAGTGCTCTTGCAAACTCATCCTCGTAAATTAATTTTGTTGCTTGGGTCATTTGCGGCATATATTTCATAGATAAATAATATGCTAATCCTGATACCATACAAGGTATAAATCTAAATGGAACATCAGTTGCATTTGTATAATCACCTACATCTTGTATTCTTTTTATGTAATAGAAATGCATATCTTTAGATGCATTAGTTGAATCTGGTGTTGGATAAATATGTATTCTTACTTTATCAATAAATCTTTCAACCCAGTATTGATTAGGTGTGCCTTTTGATAATTTGTTAGAAAAACCTGCATAAGTAGATCTATCTACTTTTGTCATTGGACTATCTGATTGATCTGTTGAAGTTCTGTTAGATCTTAATTGTGCTTCAAGGACATCAGACATTCCAAATACATTTGCTGGTGTGGACACAGCACTTGTGCCATCAGCACTGGATCTAAAAAAATCATAGTCTGATTGTCCTTCAATTAAATCCATATTCAGTTCATCTACTTCCCAATAATGAATACCTCTATTACCCCATTCTTGAAGTAATATATTTAATGTTCTTCTAGCATTTTTTAATTGGTAACCAGCAACATTTTGCTGCCCGATACGCTCAAAAGCCTCTTCTATTATTTCGTCAATAGAAAAAGTTTTATCGAACGTAGTTGTTCCCGAAGTAGTGTTAGCCATTTAATCTCCTAGCCAGTGTAACCAATAGTCAAAGACGTTGTGTTAGTCATGGTTGCATGAACACCATTTTCAAATCTGATAC